CCATAGCTACACCAGCACGCATTTTAGAATAACCAAACTATGCACCCTGTAAATATTGACCCTAATAATCTTTAATATTAAATACAGTAGTGGGAAGAATTTCAAAATCAAAAGTTAACCCTGTACGAGAAAAACGACTATTGATTAAGAAACGGATCCAAGTATCATATCCATTAAGATAAGTACGCATTATACTCTCTAGACGCTTAATAACATATGCTAAAGAAGAGCTATTTTCTGCATTAAATAATAATTCGCTAGTGCCTAATGCATCCCACGCATTATTTGCATACTTCTCCAATCTATTGTTGGCCTAAGAAGCAGCAGAAGTATCCTATAAATTTTCTAAAGTTGTTTCACCAAAAGTAGTTAAAACATCAACTGTATCTAGATCTTGTAACATTCCAGCTACCCCTTGATGAATTTCAGCGACTTCATCTAATTCAAATACTAAATGCCCATCAGAATCTATTGGCATCCGTTGAATTAATAATTTATATAACTCATTTTCATCACGCTTTTCTTCTCTTCCAACCGCATCTTTTAATTTTGCTAATTCTGGAATTGCCGCGACTAGTAATGGAGTGCTATCTTCAGCAAAACAAAATGTTACGCCGCCTGCACTCGCAGGAACCATAACCCAAGGGTCTGCTAATCGACCGACCTTCCATTCGCGCCAAGCCTTCTAAATTGGTTCAGGAAAATTCAATATCGCGGCATCACGCTATCCATCATCAGTATAGCTAGTAATAAAATACTAAATATTAAATTCTAAAATATTTAAATTATTAAAATCTTTAAAACGAGTGCGACAATATTCTGCAGGAAGATCCTATACTACAACCTTAGAGCCATTCTCCTATAAAATACCATAATATATGCCCGCCTTTAACCACTCTCTCGTAATACGAGAAAGTGTATTTTTAATATCAAGTGATTCTACAAAAGCACAAGCATTATAAAAGGCTTTAATAATCTAAGCTTTAGAACCTTTACCACTTTCATAAATAGGTGTTACTATTGTATCATATAATGGTAAAGCCGCTAAAAAATCTATATTATTACGATATCGTGCATTAGTTCTATAATAATAACGCGATAATTCTCGTAAAGCAGAAACCTCACCAGAGCGAATTATACTTTCAATTTCTTCTAAGGTGAAATCTCTATCCATTACACCATTATATCTACGTCCGCCCCAACGAGAGGTGCGTTCTCGAGAATCTTTAGGAACATAATCAATCCTATAATTTGCTTTTTTAAACATTGCAGCAAAATCTTTACTCATAAAATTCACCTCCTATTTTTAGGAGTGAAGAAGCCAAAAGAACCAATGTTCTTTTTTTTCTTTTTAAAAATTTCTTTATCTTCATAATATTTAACTCTATATAAAGCATACTCAAGCGCGCTAAATCTATCCTTCTCTACTGATTTAGATATTCTTTCAACTTTATATTTATTCTCAATTCCAGTTGGCTTTAATCTTAAATTATTAAGCTCATCCATAAGACGTGAAGTCATTTCATACGGTAATAAAAATACTCGTCTATCATACGCCGTCATCTTCTACCCTTTCTTAGTTTGCATTAATTTATCCTTAACAATTCTTTCATGCGCCAAGAAAGCTGTTGATCCATTATTTATTGCGGCAAGAAATGCTGCATTAATAGCATCTTCATTGCTTGCACCTGCCTTAATATCATAAATAATAGCATTAAAACGAGGTTCTGGCTCACTCTATTCCTTCTTTAATTCTGGAGGCAAATGATTCTCATCATTAAAGGTGAAATATGCTGGAAAAGATTCGCCTGTTCGCGCATCAAATGAAGGCAGAACCATAGCATCCATTAAACCAATGCCGGGTCCGTTACCATCAATTACAATTTCGCGTGGATTATACAAATCAATCAATTTCTTTAAACGTGGCGCTTGCTCAGTAATATAGTTAGCGCCATGTATAACCTCAGTATAGACCACATTTTTCTTGAAACGCTATGCCCCGGGTAATATCTTAATGACCATAATAGCTGTATTCGCGCTATAACGACCAACGTCGCATCCAATTAGGTACCATGCATTTGGACTTTGAGGTGATGCAACTGCTTGCCGCTCACACTTCAATAAGCTACGATGTTTATTAAGTCTACGAGAATCTAACCACGCATCTGCACTATTACCGGTCCATATTGAAAGATTTTCGCGCGCGAATGAATCCTCACTAACATTATTAGAATAACGTTGATCTAGCATCGTCTCCTTATCAACCAATCCATAATGAAGTGGAATTTCATATGAAAGGCCCCAACAGAAATAGGAGTTCGGGCGTAATACAACATTAACAGCAATCTCAATCAATCTCTAATACATATATACGGTTCTATCAGACGCAGTAGTAATAAAGGTCTATGGAGAAGAAGGCTCATTAGGATTGATAGTCCCATCTGGTTCTAGGCGCTTAACATTTAATTGCGGCCATAGTACTTCAGTATAAGCCTCTTCGCTAATTAAAGCAGCTTCTTCGAGAATAGCTGCAGTTGCGCGCAATCCTCTAGAAGTATCTTTAGAAACAACTGTAATTTGGCTGCCATTTTTAAAATATAACTCATAGTAGTTGGTACTAGATTTTACGCCTGTCTTACCATCATCCGCGCGCGTAGTCAATTCCTTCTCAAGCAAGGGCCAATGACGGAAGAATTGTGCAAACTTATCTTTTGCAATATTAATAACCGTGCCCTTTGTTTCAGACGCAATCATTATTGAGGAATTAGGCAATAGAACCGCACGGACTAGGGCGCATAAATAAGCCGTGAAAGATTTGGATGTAGCACGTGTTGCTGTCCAGAAATGGTAACGATAACGCATACTCGCGCGCAAGGCAATTCTCTAATAAGGCAATAAATGAAAATGTTTTGCATCTTCTTCCAACTATATACAATCTAAGAATAAGTCTGGATACAGAATCCAAAGATTCAAATATTTCGTAAATAATTCTTGATTTGCATCTAGGAATTCACGTGTTAACGTCACACCTTTCTCAATAGGTATTCCATCACGCGTCATTACTTCTACAAATTCACTCATCCATATCAGCTCCTTGCGTTAATTCGGCCGCAAGTTCATCATTACCTTCATAATCAATATCTGCCATTTCATCAAAATCTACTTTTTCATTCTCAATTTCTTCCAGACGTGCAGTCATATTATATCTTGCTCTCTTATCTTCAACCTGTTCGGCAAAATTACCCTCATTAAGCACAAGGCGCTTTAAGTAATTCTAAATATTTTCCATCATGAAGTCAATCGAATCTTGAGGCTCTGTATGCCATTTTGGATGCCATCCCTTTTTGCCATAATATACCATAAGCTCTCCAACTGACTCGAAGTCTGCCGCAGACTTGGCATTTCCAGCGGTAAAGTTATACGTCTTAACAATATTGTCTGCTGCATCCATCAACTTTTTAACATCCATACCAGCACGCAATCCTTCCTTAATATGCAACTAAATTTCACAGAAATCACGTGCTTTTTCTTGCAAAATTGGCGTCGATACATTTTGAGTAGCAACAATATTATTATAAAAATTATCAAGCCATAGTAGTTGTTCTGGTTTGTAGGCACCAGACCATATCTTTCTTAATTTTTTAAGACGAGCTTCTCCTAGCGCCTAAATCTCGTCATCAATTGTGCCTTCAAGCTGTGCCTGTCTCCATCTCTCATTTTCATCTGCCCATCTTAAAGGTTCATAATGCTCATCATACAGTAGATTGAAATATGCTGTTAAAGTATGATCCTTATGCTGAGCATAAAGTTGCGTCCACTTATTAAGGTCGAATGGAAGGTCAAGCCACCTCATCAACCTATCAACTTCGCCCAAATTATCCTACTTAGTCATGGCTTCGAGACATGGAGTGCAAATATAGCAGACGCCGCCCGGAAAAAATTTGGAGGGGGTATGTTGAAAAAATTCTTGCGGCTGTTCGCGCTTACACTTTAAACAGCGTCGGGTCTTTTTTTCTGAGGTCTCCATCCTTATTCACCACCCCTCTCTTGATACGGTTTTTGCGATCACATTCTTTGCATGTACTCGAAAGCTTATCCTTTCGTGCATTATTCTTACTAAAGAAAATTGGATCAGCTGGTAATAGTTGGCCGCAATGGATACATTTCTTACATTGTTCTTTTGGTGTGTCTTGTTTTAGACGCAACATTTTTGCAACTTGTGCAACGCGCTTTGGCACCTCATTACTCACAATAGAAACGAGATAGTTAGGTGAATACTCAACCGCATATTTCGCGCACATTTCTTCTAAAATATCCTCATACGCCATCCCCTATTTCCTCAATTCAATAAGGAATAGTCGCAACTCACTAAATCCGCACAATGATACATAACGATCGAAATCCCAAAGAAGAGTGCGCCCATATGTATTCAACTTCTCCTTCAGCGCATCATATAATACATAATAATAATTGATAAGGGCGCGAACATGCTTGTAGTTCTCCCAATCAAAATGATGCTCACACACAATCCACTTTATCATACCATCTTCTCTTACCTCATAATCCTTAATATCTTTGGAAACGCGTGAGGTATAGGAATGAGTTACACGATATTGCCAATCTTCAGGTGTAATCCAATAAAAGGAATCGCCCGACCAATCATAAAATTGGGGTTTGGGATGATCTAAATTTTGGAAATGGATAGTTGGTTTTGCGCTATCTTTCAAATAATACTAATGCTTCCTAATATCAATGAGGTTATGTTTGAGTTGATAAACGCGATAGGAGTCTGTAACGAGAGTATCATTTTCGTTTGGGGCAACTTTGCCTTGTGCGATATCTAACATGCGCTGCCACCTATCAATAATCTCCCATTGCTCCTGCATGCCTGGAACATCAGAGTCTCCGGGATCTATCATTTCACCAGTTTTTTTATCGTATTTAGGCTTCTTGATACAGGGTTTGGGTACAGTATACGCATCACGCTTATATGCGCTCCTCAATTGCTATTCATCAAACCCAGGTACCTCCATCATTTCCTCTAATGACTAAACCTTATCATCTTTAGTTTTATAGGATTTGTAGCGTTTGGTGTCATGATCTGTAGTTTCATTACGCTAAATACTATTCATCCCGTTCTCATCTTTGCCATATAAAATATAGCTAGCCATTTGCTCTAGTTCAGTTGGAGTAGGATCTGTCTCCAATGTATCTAATATATCTTTAACTGCGGTGAGCCTATCAGTATCACGCACAATTGAAAAATCGAGTGAGTATTTTTTTCTCATACTTCCACCTCCTTTCTATTATTATAGCATGTTGGAAATTAATTTGTCAAATATTTGAAAATAAAAAATTGGTGGAATGTGGGTACGACCCCCTAGTCAGAGCAAGTGGTCGTGGGGTTTTTCCCGAAAATATCCCCCGTAGCCCTTGTTTTTCAATAATATAAAAAAAGCTGAAAAAAAGCTGAAAAAAACCAAAAAACACTTGTATTTAGCTGTTGTCTATGCTATATTATAGGTGGTCGGTACAAAGACCCTCGCATTGAGACCTTGCGCGAGGGACCACCGATCGGCGGCAAGGCTGTACCCTCTGGGGGAAGACGGAAAAGTGAATGTGGACAGAGGCGGGTCCAATCAACTCGCACGGACGGCACAAGCAAAAAGCTACAAAACGACAAAAACAGACAGGAGGACAAAACAATGACGAAAGCTGAAAAGATCGCGGCGATCCGCGAGTTCAACAACCGCATCCGCGAGGAGCAGACCAAAGGATCCACCGGAGCCAAAGGAAAGTGGATCGACTTCATGGCTCGCGACTTTCTGATGAAGAAAGGCGTCAGCTCCGCTGACGACGTCCGCTGCCGCTCCGCCGAGAAGACCGACTTCCGGCTCTTCTACGACGGTCGCTACCACGACGGCGAGTCCAAGACTGGGGCTGGGTCCTGGAAGTTCGACAAGCCCGATTGGACCGAGGACGACATCTTCCCGACCATCGACCTCTTCGTGATCGCGGCTGAGACGGAGTTCCTCACCGAGGAGAACTTCATGGATCAGCTCTGGGTCTGCACCAGAGAACAGTACATCGCGATGCTGACTTATACCGGACGGAATGGGATCAGCTCCTCGCTCCACTACGACGCGAAGCATGGTCTGATGAAGATCCAGCCGTACGTCACGAAAGTGGTCGACAAGAAGTACAACAAAGTCCGGTTCGCTTACGCGAGGCTGAACAAGTTCTACGACTTCGTCGAACAGAACGACCTGCCGACCCTCCGGGAGTTCCGGGACAGGGTGAGGGGATAACCCTCACCCTCCTCCGTGAGGACCGCACGACCTACAAACGAAGGAGGCAACAACAATGAACGATGTTATCACGAACACACGCATCAAGGTCCGGTCGGTCGAGACCGGCCGGGTCTACGACGCTCAGTATGTCGTGGAGCGTCCCTTGGGACAGTTCGGCATGGTTTCCGCATGGATGCTCATCATGACCGAGCATGGTGTCTTCCTGGAGGCTTATAAGCCGACGGTAACCGAGGCGATCGGTCGCCTGAGGGAGCGCCTCGCAGGAAAATGGGAGAGGGCATAAGCCCTCCCCGGAGCGCTAAATACGAAGGAGGAAAGACAATGACCCGCGCCTACAAAAAGTCCGCTTCCACTCCTCAGCCGAAGGGCATCTGGCCATTCCGGCACACGAACCATCGCGGCCTCCGCAAGCGCATGGACCGCCGTGACCGCCGTCGCCTGAACCGCTTCGCCCTCACCGACTGAGGGCGAAGCACGACCGAAAATTGAAGGAGGATGAATACCATGAAAAAAACTTACATCGTCAGCATTCAGGGGACACCGGAGACCGCCGAACGTGCGGTCAAGCTTCTGGATCGGGTCTTCCGGTGGAGGTACAACGTCTACGGCGTGTACCGCGAGCGGAGCTCCTACGACGCCGTCGTTGACACCCTGACCATTGACGTCCTGCTGACCGCTGATTGGGGCGATAGCCCGCAGATGCAGTACTTGTTCCCCGAGTACACGATCGACGGCATCTGCCGGACATGGTACCGCCTGATGAACCACGAACACGCTCTGGACGACGTGGTCGTCGGTCACATGGTAGAAACACAGGGAAGGGCATGAGCCCTTCCCTGCGACACCTAAATAATTGAAGGAGGATGGAAATAATGACAACTGAAAACTTTATCGACTTCGCACGGATGCACGGTTACGGCCTCCGGTTCACTGGCCTCGGCATGGCTTATGTCGTGCTGAACGATACGGTCTTCCTGACCGAGGCAATGGACACGGACAAGGCAGAGCGCGAGCTCATGCTCATCGGCCGGGCCATTATGAATGACACTGTGAGGGCGATGTAATCGCCCTCGGTACACCCGGACGAGGTCCGACGGATGTACGGTCTCAGTTGAAACCGTCCATCCGTCTTTTTTATGTGTAAAATATTTAGGTGTACCCACAAGTTAGTCATGACTAACTCAACATTTATTTAGGTGTCCATAACCTAAATAAATCGTTTGATATTTTTCGCGAGCGGGTGTATAATAGGTATCATATGAGAGGAGGGCATGGGCATGAAGGTAGGCATCATCGGAGGGCTGATAGTCGGAGGACTGCTGGGAGGAGCACTGCTGGGCATAGAAGCCGGCCTTATCTTGTGTGGGCTGGGTACAATAGCTGCATGTATAGCTGCTATACAGGAGCACAAAGCTGAAAAGCAAGCTGCAAGCTGGCGACGTAACTATCCAAGCTACAAATACTGAGGGTATATACTGCCCTCTATAAATTTAGGTGTACGTAACCTAAATACATTGCTTGACAGTAGTATAGCATACATCTATAATAGTATTGTAATAAGGGAAGGAAAACCCACAGAAACCAGAAGGAGATTACTCATGAAGGAAGCCAGAATTTGCATCATCGCTACTATTATTACCGCTATTATTATTTGCTCCTGTGCATATACTATGCCCGCAAAAGCTGAAGCTGCGCGCCCTGAATTTTACCCTAAGTTGACCGTTGTATTTGAAACTGAAAAAGTCAGTGATTATTGGATAATTTCTTGTGTGGATAAATCCCAAAACATATGGACATTTTATGATGATGAAGGGACTTGGGAAAAGGGTGACATTGCTAATCTTCTCATGTGGGCAACCGGAGAAAATGAAGAAGATGATGAAATCATCGAAGTATATTGGGAAGGATATACAGAAAATATCAATTTGTTTTTCCAGATAAATGGATGGCGATAAACCGCCATTCTTTTTCCTAAAATTTAAGTGTTCCTAACCTAAATTTTTTACTTGCAATTTCATTTTTAATCCATTATACTTATATTATCAAAGAAGGGAACAAAAGAGTCCCAAAACGAAGGAGGATTTATCCATGGTAGTTTTTGAAGGAAAAGCATTTGATGAGAAAAAGGTTATCTCTATCGAGACAGGCGAAAGTTCCGTGTGGTCCAAAGGTGTAAAAGATCGTTATTATATCATAATGAAATTTGATAATGGCGAATCCATTACTTGGGACAGGTATCTTCCCAAAACCGCAATTTCAAAAGTAAATGAGATTGCCACGGTTATAAACAACCGTGAAGAAGAACTCCTAAAACTAACAAACTCCTAATTCATATTTTACTTTTCTGTGATACTCGCACTAATCCAGTGCGAGTATTTCATTTTAAAAATTTAGGTGTATCTAACCTAAATATTCCCCTTGCATTTTCCCATTACTGCCATTATAATCATAGTATCAAATGAAGGAGGTTTTCACCATGTTAGATAATCGTCATTCTCGCGCCGCCCGCGCAATCGCCGCCGAACTTGAAACCAAACCTTGTGTTGTTGTAGATGTTTCTACACCCGTCACAGATGCCCATATCTTCCGAGTAATGATGTATCTTAATCATTACTTTGGAAAATATTGGATCGAGTATGTTGATTGTGGCACTGCCATTATCCGGAAACAGGGGTAACCCTGTTTTTATTTCATTCTTAAATTTAGGTGTTTTCACCTAAATATTTCCTATTGACGGATTCCCAAATCTATGAGATAATTGTGATGCTCCTTAAGGGGAGAATATCAAAATGATTGGAGAAAGACTCATGAAAATCGAACTGCAGTACAAAGAACCCGGAACCCAAATCAAAGGCTATATCTTCAGCGCTGTTTATGATGCCGAAGACGTCCATGAAGCAAGGGAAGAACGGGACGCCGCCGAACGTGCCGGTTATGAGATCACTATCTGGCGCCTTGTTCACGATGAAGATGTAACTCTGTAACATAATGCACCGGTTCCCAGAACCGGTGCGAAATTTCATTCTCAAATTTAGGTGTTCATACCTAAATTTTTTCTATTGACAACGAATTGATTCTGACTATAATTATATATGTAAGATGAAGGGAAGGAAAACCCTAAACCAGAAAGGATTATCATTATGAAAACTGTGGACGTTGTGAAGATGGAAAAAGGATACTATGTGACCCGCCGTTGGTCCGGCATGAACAAGGGCGCCGAATTCTTCCCCTTCGGCAAGACTAAAAAAGACCGCAAGGCTTGCGAAGCGAAGAAAGACGCTTTTGTAAAAGAATGGATGGGGGAGTAATCCCCAGTCCATTCTTATTATTTAGGTGTCCGTAACCTAAATATTACGATTGACAATATAATATATTCATGCTATAATTGGGCATCAAATGAAGGGAGAGCATGAACATGATTAACATCCGGACAATCCGCAAACTTCAGGAAAACGACGGGCTGACACTGAAGGCGGGGCATATCATTACCTACAAGACTGGCTGGCAGGTGGCTGACTATGGGTACGAGCTGCGGACAGCTGAGGAAGCTATCGTCTGCGTCCGCAAGCTGGGCGGCAATTGCGGCATCTGGTACAGCGGCGGCATCTATTATGTCGATCATTCTATCCGCGTTAATACTAAACGGGAAGCGATGGAAATCGGCCGCCGGTGCCATCAGATTTCCATTCTCCGTTGGCAGGGTTTCAAACTGGTTTACTGTTAAACCTTGCGTCCCAAAACTGGGGCGCAATTTCATTTTGAATATTTAGGTGTTCGTAACCTAAATAATATGTTTGACAGATCCCCAAAACTTTTATATACTTATATCAGAAAAAGGGAAGGAAAACCCACCAAACCGGAAAGGAATTTCAAATTATGAAGACTGTGGATGTCGTGAAAATGCCCAAAGGTTGGTACGTTACCCGTCGGTGGAGCGGTATGAACAAAGGTGCTGAATTCTTCCCCTTTGGTACTAAGAAAAAGGAACGTAAGGCGGCCGATGCCGCAAAGGATGCATACATCAAGGAATGGATGGGCGAATAATCGCCCATCTTTAATTTCATTCTTGTATTTAGGTGTTAGTAACCTAAATTTATAACTTGCATCTCTGCCCGAAATATGGTACTATACTCTTGCCGGACGGGGCGCGCGATGACGGCGCGACCGTAAGACCCTCACCGGAGCGAGCGGCGCGCGAGTGTAGCGGCGACCGAACGGCCCGGACCGCGGGGCGCTAATGGCGCGGTCGGGATGCATCCTCTCCCTTCATAAAGGTGCAGGCAGGCCCTTTCTTTATCAAGGGCAATCATGAACCGTGAGTACGGTTGGAACGTATTTAGGTGTACATAACCTAAATACAGACTTGACAAAATAATACCAAAAATGTTATAATTCCCTTGGAACCAAGGGAAACAAGGAACAGACGAAAGAAAGAGAGGAAAACAAAAATGAAAACTTACGGAATCGAAAAGACCACCATCCGCTTCACGGTGAAACTCCCTGACAATACCGCCCGTATCCAGCGGCTCCATGATTATGGCGCATGGTTCCATCTGGAGACTGAAGAGCTGCATGATGTGGAAGCCGTGCTTAACTTCATGGAACGCATGGTTGACCGCGGCGCGAAACGCATTGATCAGAATGAATTCGTGGATGATGATGATCTTCAGTTGAAACAGACTTTCACCTATGAACTCATCTGCTAAGGCCTTCGGGCCTTTTCTTTTTCTCTATAAATATTTAGGTGTGGGTAACCTAAATAAAATGCTTGCAATCCACTATGAAAAGTGTATAATAGTAGATGAAAAGAGGGGAAGGAAACCCCACAAACCGAAAGGAGAAAACATTATGGCAAGCACTCTGAATACCTACATCAACATCAGCTTTATGTCCTACACCAAAGATCCTCAGTATAACTCCGGTCGTCTCTACACCAGTAATAAAGCTGCAAAACTGGACCTGCACTTGGATATCACCTATGAGCAGGCTAAGCGTGAAATGGCCAAGCTGATGCTCCGCACTGGCAAGCTGCCGGATGTTATCGGGAAGGATGATGGTACTGATTCCGTAATGTATATGCTCTCCGCTTTCCTCGAATGAAGAAGGCAACCTCCCTATTATAGGAGAATTATTATTTAGGTGTCAATAACCTAAATAATTCTCTTGAGTATTATATATAGTTATGTTATAGTATACTTGCCGATAGGGCAGAGAGGAGATTAAAACGATGGCACAGTTAGTAAAGTTCAATCGTAAATGGGAAATCAACACCAAAGAGGATTACGATGCGGCAATGGAAATCCTCGCACAGAATGATTTCTGTGCAGAAATGTCCGATGACTTCTCCGTTTGGCAGAGAGAAAAAGAAGAAGTCCGCCACCAGCGCGCTATGGTCAATGCACAGGCTAAAGCCAAAGGAATTATTTAAGGAGAGTACAAACATGAGAAATACCGAAGAAGGAACGTATAAAGGACACAAGACATACTGTCCGGTTAACTGTTGGGATGAGAATGACTGCCCCTATGCAAAAAATGGTATATGTCACATTGATGATCCTATAGAAGAATGTAGTGATTTCCAGTGGTTCTTTCCCAGTTGGAAAGAATGGGAGGAGGCGTGAGCCTCCCCATCTATTTAGGTGTTGGTAACCTAAATTTTTTACTTGTGTTCTTTCTTTATTTGATATATAATTATTACAGAAATTGAAGGGAGGACAAAACCATGAAGTACTACGAAATTTATCACTGGAACGGAGTTTGGGAAATCTGGGAGTTCGCCGCTGGCGGCGTAAGTTGCAAAAAGTTCAAAGTTTTCAAAACCGAGAAGGGCGCTAAAAATTGGGCGAAAAAACAGTGGGTACGGGTCATCTGGCGGTGACCCACCACCTTATATTTAGGTGTTCTTCACCTAAATAAAAACATTGACATATATATACTCTTATGTTAATATATAATTGTCCTAAGGGATAAGAAATAAAAGAAAGAAGGATTTAAACATGAGTTACACCACGAAAACCAACAACGGTCACAAGTACGCTCAGACCTATGTTCGTATCTTTGATGACGATACCGTCCAGCTAGTAAGCTACACCACAACCGTGATCGAAATCACGCCGGACGGCTGGCTATCCGTCAATGGGCTGTACAGCATGACCACGATCAAGCACATCGGCTGGTTTATGCGGGAACGTGGGTTCACATACCAGCTGGCAAAACAGCTGTACAAGGACAACAAGCTGTTCAACGTCTACACCGGGGAAGTCCGGGACCGGGTTTAACCCGGTTTTTTATTTTATGATAATTATTTAGGTGTTCTTCACCTAAATAATATACTTGTGCTTATCCTAAAATTATGATACAATAACAATGTCGAAAGGAGGAAAGGAAAGTGAGTCCACCGCACTATGATGCCGTATGCAGTAGGGACGGCTACTGACAGGCTTACTTACTTACGGCGCCGTCTCGCCCCTTGCCAGTACTCCTGATGGTGAACTCTTGGGAGCTGCCCAAGCTGGCAAGTGATACAGGGCGAAGGCGGACTGATCACCCGCCTTTTTATAATATTTAGGTGTTCATAACCTAAATATATCTCTTGCTTTCTATCTTATAATATGCTATTATAATATTGTCAAAGGACGCCGGTGCTTCGGGACAACTCGCCGGAAGATTAAAGGCAGGAAGAGGATAAAGCCGCCGGCAAATCGATATTATTAAATTATTAAGGAGATGTTAAACATGACGATGACCATTGAAAAGAAGCTGAGAGACTTTACCTTCTGGGGCGGTGCCGCCACCAATGCCGCCAAGCTGACACCGGAAGAACTGGACAGACTGGAAGAGCAGCTGGAAGAAATCAATGAGCTGAATGGCGATGAACCCATGAGCACAACCGAAGTCAATGACTTCATGTGGTTCGACTTCGAGAACATCTGCCAGGACTGGCTTGGCCTTGATTACGAGGAAGTAATGGCGAGGGATTAGCCCTCGCCTATTCTTATTTCTGTATTTAGGTGTTCTTCACCTAAATGATATATTTGACTTATATCCTAAATTATAGTATACTATAATTGTCCAAAGGGACAGAAAGAAGGTATGAAGGATGGTTAAAATCACAAAGGGTCTCGCCAAGAAAATGTATAATGAAGGTCATGAAATCATGGTTATCCCATGTAAAGTTCGTCCCACTGGAATCCTTGCCAGCTGGATTAGCAAGCCGGACAATGACCCGGATGCGACCTTTGAAAAGCTGTGTGATGCTGTGTTCTACTATAACTGCTCTCCGGAAACCGGAATGAGCCTGACCTACTATGCGAAAGAGGTGTAAGTTATGGAAAACGTTTTCGTACTCATTATCAATGCCCGGTTGATCGGTGTATATACTTCCCACCGGAAAGCAGTACAGGCAATGATTATGGAAGCCATTCCGTTCGGCTATACCATGTCAGACTACACTTTCGACTTCGGAGTAGAATTCTTCACCTTTACTGACCAATTAGGAAATGAAAAGGTTTATGAAATGCAGGAAGTCACGCCTGACAAACGGGCGTGATTCCCTTTGATATATTTAGGTGTCCGACACTTAAATAAAACAATTGATTATTATCAAATAATATGATATTATAATAGTGTCCAAAAGGACAATGAAAGGAGAAAGAAAATGAGTACAAGAGTTGGTAAGTACATCTTCGATATTGATCTTGAGGATATGTCCATTGAAAAACTTGAGTTCCTCAAGAGTGGATGCGAATGTTTTATTAAACAGAAGCTGGCTGAACAGTTTGAGCAGGAATTTACCGAGCTGAACCTGCGTGCCCATTCTGCTGGTTTTCATCTGTGCTATCAGGATGAAAGCATGGATGGCCCCGCGATTCTGAACCGCTTTACCTTTCACGTTATCGAAAGGAGTGAACTGGAATGAGTATTGAAGATTTAACCAAAGCATTTTGGATGCTCAATGGTGAATGGAACCCGGCCCACTTAACCGTGGAAAAGGTTACCGAAGATGGCCTTATCTATATGAGCAATGGTACATATAGAATTGTGGCAAACTTGGTAAAAGAATACAATGAAGAATATGGCGAGTAATACTCGCCTTATTTTATTTCTATGTTATTTAGGTGTCTTTAACCTAAATAATCAAATTGACAATCCCATAATTATATGATAAGATATATGCGAAGGGAGGATATAACCATGAATGAACAGATGACTTACCATGTAGCGGTACAAAGAGCAAACAGAGTACAACATATTGTGGAAGAAATCGGTATTGGACAAATCATTAAAGAAAGATATATTGGTTATGGTATCGGTGGACAAGCTGGGCGTTATATTTGTCTAACTGATACGGGCATTACCATTATCAAAGATGAACAAAAACAAAAGATAATTACAATTTATGTTACAACTCAAAGAGAGCTGGTAGCTGTGTTTGGTGGAACCAAGAAAATACCCCCTTTTCTGAAGAAAAAGGTAGACCGTAATCAGAGTAAATATACTGAAAGAGGAAAAACGATATGGAAAAGCTGAAAAGAATGTTTGGTAAGAAAAGCTACGCTAATGACAGGCGTAAGCTGAACCGCAAACTGAAGAAAGCTGGCATTGCATACAGCTGGGAAAAGCTGTATGATGGATATACTTGGCGGTTTCCAAAGTTCCCTGACGGAGATGCCGCTATTCATTCCGGCACTTACGGCAATCGGCAAGGATATTTTGAAACATATCGAATGCCGTGGGATAACGGGGACGTAACTGTTCTTTCCGCAGATAAACTCATTCAGAAACTTAGGGGATAATTCCCCTTTTAATAATTTAAGTGTTAAACACCTAAATTATTTCCTTGCCATATCCCATAACTTCTGTTATACTATAACCATGAAAGGGAGGTATGACGTATGAAGAATGATTATGAAGTAAGGGCACAGAAGTTTATTCAAAAAATTTTTCCCATTATCAAAGATATTATGGATAACCCCGATGAAGTCGAAGATGTTATGAAGATGTTTAATCATCTTTATCATCGCAAAGTCCGTGTATGTTATGGGGATGCCCGCATTGCTCTTCTGACTTCTGATTATGTAGTCAAGTTCGATTATGACTATGAAAATATCGAAGAAATCGGCGGTTGTGAGAATGAAATCGAATTATATGCACAGGCGGTTGAAGATGGTTTTGACTATCTGTTTGCAAAGATTAGTCGTTATGACTATGAAGGTCATTCTTTCTATATCATGCCGAGAATTAACCATATCGGAGAATATCATAATCTATTTCGTCATGCCGATTATTATATGACGGATAAAGAACAGGAATGGTGCGAAGAACACAACCTTACTGACCTTCATTGTAATAATTATGGTTTTCGTCACGGTAAAGTTTGCATTGTAGACTATGCTTATATCGAACATGAATATGATTGGGAAGAATACTGATGCCTTTGGGCACCAGTATTATTTAGGTGTTAATCACCTAAATATAATACTTGCATTTCATTTTTATTTATAGTATACTTTATATGTAAAGAAAAGGAGAAGGAAAACTCCTAAAACCGGAAAGGAAAGTAATATGGGTAATTTAGAAGAAAAACTTAATGATAGTATTTCATCTGTTATGGAACTCACGCATGACACTTTGAATTTCATTCCCAATACCACTATTAAAGATTGCTTTCCCGCAGAAGTCTATCGTGTAGTTACAATAGGCAATAAAGATTATCAGTTGCACATGACTGTTACTCTTCGAGAGATATAAGGGCATTTGCCCTTTCATATAATTTAGGTGTTCAACACCTAAATATATTCATTGACAATATATATATTCTTTGATATACTTATAATGTCCCAAAAGGAAAGGAGAGATTGAAATGAAGAAAATGATTTGGTTTGACATGGATGGCACAATTGCCAATCTATACGCAGTAGAAAATTGGCTTCCAAAACTCCGTGATTGCGATGCTTCACCCTATGCTGAAGCTGAAGTCATGCTAAACATGAATACTCTGGCTCGGTTACTGAATAAGCTCCAGAAGCAGGGATACGGCATCGGTATCATCAGCTGGCTTTCAAAGTTTCCCACCCCGGAATATGACAAGGCAGTCACCGAAGCGAAACTGAAATGGCTGAAAGTCCATCTGAAAAGTGTTCACTTCGATGAAATCAACATTGTAAGCTACGGCACTCCGAAATATGAGTTCATGTATACTAACAATGACATTCTGTTCGATGATGAAGAACATAATCGACAGGATTGGAACGGAGATTCCTATGAACCAAATGAAATTATCAAAACTCTGAAAAACCTACTTGAATGGGGATGGTAATCCCCATTTCATTTTCCTATACTTTAGGTGTTGAACACCTAAATATATGATTGACTTTTCCCAAAACTTATAGTATACTATACATGAATAAGGGAAGGATACCCTAAAAACCGAAGGAGTTATAAAATGAGTTACACAATTATTTTGGACACGGAAACCACGGGACTTGATAAGTGCTTTTGCTATGATATTTCATGGATTATCATGGATATGGAAACAGGCGAACATATTGATTTTAAGGCTTTTGTGGTTGAACAAGTATGGCATAATTTGCCCTTATTTGAATCTGCATACTATAAGGAAAAGCGTCAGAAGTATATTGAAATGATGCGGAAACATGATGCCATTATGGATAAATGGGGTTACATCATGCGTGCTTTGAAACAGGATATTCGTAAATATGATGTAACCGAAGTATATGCGTATAACTCGGACTTTGACGATAAAGTTATTACATATAATTGTGATTGGTTTAAATGTAATAATCCCCTCGAAAACGTAAAAGTGTTTGATATTTGGGGATATGCAAGCCAGTTTATCACAAACGAGATGGGTTATAAATTGTTCTGTGAAGAATATCAGCGATTTACCGATACAGGCAATTATAAAGGAAGTGCCGAAGTAGTTTATCAGTATGTAACTATGAATCCGGATTTTATCGAAGAACATATGGGATTATTTGATTCTGAAATTGAAGCGAATATCTTGTGGTTCTGTATCAGTAATTACAATGCAAAATGGGCGACAGAATATAAGGTGAATAAAATCCTTAATCGCCCCGTAATGCATCCCTTCACTATTAAAATTGATGGTGAAGAAATCTATTCCGGCGAATATTTGAAAAAATATGTACGGAATGATGTGTACAATTTCAAAACAGAGTAAATGGAGGGTGGGACAAAAATGTCCCACCCCATCCAAATCCCATATTTAAGTGTCGACACCTAAATATGAATGATTGACTTTTAGTAAAATTTCTGATATACTATAATTGTTCCAAGGGGAGAGGATCCGAGGTAAGAGAAGTAACGAACTCCGAGTGACAAGGGAAAATTTCCTCTTGACAACAAGCAAATCCTGTGCTATAATAAGGATGTTCCAAGGGAGAGCGGTGAGATTGACACACACCCACTCCAATGGGAAAGAAACGCCTACCTTTTGACCGAAACTGAGTAAAGGTTGGAGCAGAAAAGTTTCGGAAATCCCTTGGAAAACACTTGACATCTTCCACAAAATGTGGTAAGATATATATGAAAAGGAGAACGACACTCCTAAAAACGAGAAAGGTTACTACTATGAAGAAGTCCCTGGTTCTCTCTGTCCTGTCCCTCATTGCTGACATCGACACCCCCGAAGCGGAAGAAGTTCGTAACGAACTGAACGCCGAAATCGCCAAGGGTCAGGCGAAAGCCGATGCCAATCGTGCCGTGTATGCAGAAATGCATGATGCGGTTATGGAAGCCATCCGTGTCGCCGGTGTGCCTGTCACCGCACAGGAGATTGCCGATGCTACTGGCTTCACCCGTGGTAAGATTGTCTACGGTCTGACCAAACTGTGGACTGCCGAAGTGGTCAAGGATTCCACCGGCAAGGCGAATACTTACGCTCTCGCCTAATTCTTCCAAATCACCCACCATTTTGGTGGGTGATATTTTTTTAGTTAAATATTTAGGTGTCGACACCTAAATTGTATACAGTATTCATAGTTGACAAATATCAAAATTTATGATATAATTATTATAGAGTTGAAGAGAAGGGAAATTTCCTACTTGACAACTCCTGTAAATTATGATATAATGGTCACGAAGAAGAGGAAAGGTGGTCGGTATTATGACTAAAGCCCAGTTGGAAAATGCTCTCCGTAATACTTATCTCTCATTAATTTCTCAAACCATTTCTCAAGAAATGGAAACGGATGCCCTGCCCGTGAGTGCCAGCGAGTTGGCTATTCCTTGCCTTGATGAAGAAGGAAATGAAAAATTCGTTCTTATCAAAGTTTCCGTTCCTCGTGGTACTCGTAACGGACAGGGTGGTTATGACCCCTATGATGGTTACGCCGCATCTGAAGCCTATCTGCTTGAACAGGAAAGCAAGGCACAGGAAAAGGCAGTAAAGAAAGCCATGAAGGAAGCCGAAAAGGGCAAGCGGAAGAAAGTGGAGAAGGAGGAGTAATCCTCCTTCCAATTTCATTCTATTCTTTAGGTGTTGAACACCTAAATACTCCTATTGCTTTTTTCCTATAATTTGATATAATATACTTGAGCCAAGAAAGAAAGGAAGGATGATTTGAGATGGCAAAGATTACTAAAACGCAAGTTGACAAAGATTTGAGAGACAGGGTTTTTGATGACATCTTTGATACCACGACATTGGACTATGCCAAAATCAATGATCGTCAGTATGGTATCTTGCTTACTGACCTCAATGGCGAACAGCGTTATGTTCGCATCAGTGCTATTGTTGCTGAACTGCGTGAAGACATGACCGCACAGGAGCTGATGGCTTCTGAAATTGATACCTATCAGCAGAAACAGGCTGATAAGGCTGAAAAGGCTAAAGCCAAAGCTGAAAAAATTGCTAAAGACAAGGCGAAGCGTGAAGCCGAAGCCAAAGCGAAAAAGGAAGGAGTTAGCGAAAGCTAACTTCATCCCTGATATTTAAGTGTTGAACACCTAAATTTAATTATTGACTTTTCCCTAAATCCGAGTATAATTATAATTGTTCCAAGGGGATGAAGGAACAGACCAAGTGCTCAATGGGCGATATTACCCGAAGCGTGTGGACTTCTGCAGTTCGCCACACAAAATTCCCCAAAAAAATGCTTGACAAAAGCAAAAATCCATGATACAATAACTATGAAAGATGAAGGGAAGGAAAACCCTACAAACCAGAAAGGAACTTTACTATGAAGAAGAATTCTCTCGTCGCCATCAAGACCGCTCTGACCAACTTCGGTTTCGCCGATGAGGACATCATGGCCGAACTGACCGCCGAAATCAATAAGGGTGAGGAACAGAAGGCGAAGAACGCCGCTGTGTACGCTTCCTTCCATGACATTGTTATGGATGCCCTGTCCGATACTCCGGTGACCCTTGCCGAACTGTGGGAGTCCATCGAGGATGAAGTCCCCGAGGGCGTTACCAAGGGCAAAGTCCAGTACGCCATCACCCGTCTGTGGAAAGACGAAGTGAAAAAGGTCGAAGGCAACCCCAACGGCTATACTAAAGCCTAATCCCTTCCTACCGCCCTAATGGGCGGTTTTCTTTTTTTTAATTATAATTTAGGTGTTAAACACCTAAAAAACATTATTGACTTTTATTTTTAACATGATATAATACTATTGAAAGGAAGGGATATTATGACTAAATTACAGGCAATACGTTGGTTTATGAACGATGTTCTTTGCGAATCTATTACAATCGCAAGAAATAGGATGCCAGTATTTAACTTTGGGATGGATATTATGAATCCTACTCCCCGTTTGGTGCTTCCATATAAATTAGATTGTAAACCCGATACGATAGATAAAATGTTTCGTAACAATTTTGTTTCTCGTTGTCCACTTGCCAGAGGTTTTAGTAATATTACAATTACTCTTTTACATGAATGCGGTCATTGGGCAACTCGTTCCATCATGGATGTTGTCACTTATGATAAAATGAAAGACAAAGCTAATGGTATGAAAGAATATATGGAAATTCCGTGGGAACATCTTGCTACCGAATGGGCAATCTGTTGGTTAAGTTCTCCGATTAATCGTAAGTATGCAAAAAAATTTGAAAGGATGTATTTTGGATATGGAAACGATTAAAAAAGTATTTAGTATTGAAGGTAAATATCGGTTTGAATGGAACGACCTTCGGTGCGGTATTACCATTCTAAATGTTATCTTAATTATGTTATTTGGTTTGCAGGTATCATGGTTTGGACTTTCCGTCGCAGTTTTCGGAGTGTGTAAAGATTTTGCTCAGCGTAGACATATCAATGATGTACTCATGCACTGCTCAAGTGTTGTCCTAAATCTCTATTTTCTTTCTCTTCTGTATCGTGGGTAACACCCACGATATATATTTAGGTCTCAACACCTAAATATACCTATTGATTTTTACTTAAAAAAGAGTATAATAATAATTGTCAGAGGGAGCATGGGACGGAAACAAAGTCCATGGAAACGGTAACCTTGCTTCAGAAAGATTTTGACTCCTTTGGATGAAGAGCAAAAAAACCTCTTGACAAACTCCAAAATTTATGATACAATAACCACGAAAGATAAAGAGAAGGTCACTCTACAAACCGGAAAGGAAAACGCTATGAAGAAACTGTCCCTGGTTGCCATTCAGACCCTGCTGTCCGACCTCATCGCTGATGACCCCACCAACGAAGCCGAGTATGGCGATATTCTCGCCGAAGTCACGGCTGAACTGAACAAAGGTGCCGAACAGAAAGCGGCTAATGCCGAAGTCTATGACAAGGCGAAGAAAGTCGTTCTGTCTGTTCTCGACAAACTGACCGCTCCCGCTCCCCTGTCTGAAATCTATGCCGAAGCCGAAGCCGCTCTGCCGGAAGGTTTCACGAAGGGCAAGTTCCAGTATGCGATGACCCGTCTGTGGGTAGACGAGGTTATCAAAATCGAAGGCAAGCCCAACTGCTACAAGAAGGCTTAATCCTTCTGACCGCCCTCATTCGTGAGGGCGGTAATTTTATTCTATACTATTTAGGTGTTTAACACTTAAATATTCCTATTGCCAAATCCTGTAATTCATGATATACTCTATACAGAAAGTGAAGGAAAACACTACAAACCAGAAAGGATTTATTATGTCTAAAGAACTGCGGTACATGGTTTTCGATTGTGAAACGGCTACTCTTCCTTTTGCTGAAGAGATTGCCAATGGTGACAGTGAAAAGAAAAAGCGTATTGCGATTGCTCGTCCTCTGATTTATGATATGGGCTGGGTGATTACGAATCGCAAGGGTGAAATTCTTGAAAAGAAACAGTATCTCGTAGCTGAAACCTTCGCTGTTCCTGCCGTTTTCAATACTGCTTATTATGCCGAAAAGCGTCCTCTGTATCTTGCCATGCTTGAAGCTGCTGAAACCTGTATTAAACCTTGGAATGAAATCATGGAAATCTTTGTTGCTGACCTTCAGAAAGTAGATGCGGTTGGCGCTTATAATTCCATGTTTGACTTCAAGAAAGCCATTCCCTTTACGGAACTGTATATCAAGAAACTGTATAGTCCGTATTACTATGATTGGGAAAAAGCACAACGCTTCCTGTGTATGAAGATTGCCAATGAACCTTATCAGAAGGATGAAGAAAAGAAATTCGATACCGATAACTTTTCCTTCCGTGATGAAAATTATCCTCTGTTCGACCTCTGGGGTCTTGCCACTACTCACCTTCTGAATACTGTCAAGTATAAGAAGCGTTGCTTGGAAAATGATATGCTGACCGCAAGCGGTACTTACTTCAAAACGAGTGCTGAAGCGTCTTACCGTTATCTGATGGATGAATATGATTTTGACGAAGCACATACCGCACTTGATGATGCCATCATTGAAACCTTCATCCTCAGTAAGATTGCAAAGCGTTCAGCAATTACTATCGGTATCATCTTCTTTCCCTTCCGTGAACTCGGTACTACTGATAAGTTTGTACTGCGTAAGAAGAATCCCGACCATATGGAAATCACCGTTGTGATTAATGCTATGATGAAAGGACTTGAAGGAAAAGAACCTTCTCGGTATACGGAACGAATTGAAAATATCATTTCTGATTTGGAGAAGTACCTCGTCTAACGAGGTACTTTTCCCTTATCCCATATTTAGGTGTTTATCACCTAAATTATAATTTGACTTTTATCAAAAATATGATATAATAGTATTGAAAGGAAGGGATAGTATGGATGCTAAAGAGAAAGCCAAACTCCATTATGACTTAATGAACATTCTGACCAACTGTGAAACAGACCAACAGTTCTATCAGCGACTTGTTTATGCCAAACAGTTAATTGACAATTCACTTTCCGAATTTAAGGATGATGAAATTGAAGGAGATGAAAATGATGATTGGTTTCCAGCAGGATTACACTTCACACTCTGATTTTGATTTAGACCAAGCTATTGAAGATTTCCGCTTTATGACAGAATGGTATGGTAATAAAGCATCGAACTATGAAGATTATATCAAATGCGCAGTACAAGCACAGTTTGATAATCCCACTACAATTTCTGCCGGATTTTATCTTAGTTGTATTGAAAGTCTTAAAACCGCAATTGGCGGTTATCAGATGAGAATGGAAGAACTCCCATCATTTCCAACGCTTTGGTGGGAAGATTCAGTATGGAAAAAGGAGTGAGATGAATGACCATTTATGAAGTAGTAGAATACATCACCGAAGAGTTTAATGAAGATGGACATAGTGGTGAAAACGCAAGTGGTATGTATTCATCCATTGAAAAGGCAAGACGAGCAACTCTTACTCGTATTGCCGAAATGTATACAGAGGAAGAAATTGCCGAAATGAATATTCCTAATGATTGGGAATATCTGGAAGTTCCAGAAAATGAATGGACCTCAAGTTGTACATACATTATCTATAGTTATGAATTGGATGGGAGGATGGAATAATAATGGAAACCAATGTGGAAACTTATCCCAAATGTCCTCACTGCAAAGTAGACCTTGAATATCACGACCAACTTAGTACTGACTATGATGATGCCTACTACTTCGTCAATTGGTCAGCCTTTTGTCCTCAGTGCCAGCGAACCTATATTTTTGTTGAAGATTTTAAATTAACTGACCGTAGATTTCTTGAAGAACAACCGTAAGGTTGTTCAATATAATTAGGTGTTTAACACCTAAAGATAAATCCTTCGGATTATATCCGAAGGATTCTTTTTATTTCATCTATCAGCAAATCATACCACGATTTCTGATATTGTTCCACCTGCTCAATATATATTTGGTATATTGGCATACCAGTATTATCTAATTGATATAAACTATAATCATTATACCAAATATGCTCTCCTATAGTATAAATTGCCCCAAGTATATTCTCATTTGTAAGATGACCGTCATATTCAGTCGCGCCTAAATGAATTTCACCTGTTAGCATACTTTTATATAAAAGGCGCTTTGTAATAATCTTTTTCATTCTTCATTCACTCCTGCACAATCAGAACAATAAGTATATCCATTATCATCTACCCAAGCAGAAGGTGACGCCATAGTCATTTCACAACAGCAACAACGCACGACCATAGGAAGAAAATTGCGCTTAAACCAAATAGCAGGAATGTTACCTTCTGGCATCTTCTCATATCCACGAGATTCAATGTACTCCTTAAAGCTTTTCATACCAATCACCAATCCTTTCTCTTGATGATATTAGTATATCATATTCTAACGAAAAGTCAATAGCAAAATTTAGGTGCTTAACACCTAATTTTATTTGGGTAGCATTAGCATGCTACCCATTCATTAACCATCTTTCTAAATCCCACATCAGTATCGCACATAAGACATAATTTTTCATAATCTTCCTTGCTTACGATTTCCCATTCTCCGCAGCAGTAAGCATTTGGACGTGCATATTGATGCAGACGGATATGGCAGATTTCTTCATAAGTTGCCAATAATTCTTTTCGCACTTCACAAATACCACCTAAGATAGCGAAAGGAGTATGTGTTCTATACATATACATTCTCTTTCCTATATCTTCTGACCTACCAATTTTTACAGCATAAATTTCTCTTCCGTCTATTACACTCATTGTTCTCATAAAATATAGACCGCAAATATGATTAGATGTTTTTACATTTATAGACATATCAATAGGAGTATTGTCTTGGGGCACATCAACCGTAATCAACTGCGTAGATTCTACTTTCTTGTTTCTTCTAAAGAGATTAAATAGTTTCATTCGTTATCCTTTCTGGTTTAAAGAGTTTTTCCTTCTCCTTATGTGTATATAATACCACAATTGTAGTATAAAATCAATAGCAAATTTAGGTGATCAACACCTAAACAAACCCCTTGACAAATAAAATGTTCGTGTGCTTCCGAATGTATACAGTATACAATCGATGAATGTTCATATAATAAATTTTGCCGCCTTTGTGCGCAAACATCATTATTTTGTCAAATACTTGACACATGCAACCGCAGATAAGCTGCAAATCCCGATAAGCTGCAATATAGACAAGCTGGATCACCGCTGCTATTCCTCATCGCCCCAAGCTGCAACCGGCCAGCTGGAATATCGATATAAGCTGGAAAGCTGGTCTTCCGCGGACGTTCTGAGATTGCACTCCAATTTTTCTGCTTAACCTTTATACCAACGATGCCTCCTCAAAATTATCCCTACCAAAAATCCTATTGCGGAAAGCTGCGATACTCTCGATGAAATCGGAAATATCAATAGCTGCCGCAATAGGATTTTTCGTCATCGTAATTTTTCGGAGCAAATTCCGGAAAAATAAAAATTTTAAAAAATTTTTTCTCAAATATTTGACTTTTATTGAAATTTCATATATAATATATATGTAAAGAGAAAGGAGCTGGGGTTATGAGACGAGCTTATGTAGTCGTAGGCGAGCTACCCAATGGAACCGTTGATGTATATTACGGTGTGTGTCATAGTATGAAACAGGCAGATGAGCTATGTCTTGAAGCCGAGGCTGATGATTTCAACTCTGATCGCTATTATACGTGGCACGAAGTAATTGAGGAGGATGACTGATGACAACACGCACTGTCTACATCCCGGCTAACTATGCCGGACGCGAGGTACTGAACCAGATTTGGGAAAATATCGGCTGTTCTATAGGTGAGATTACCAAACTGGAAAATGTGCTACGGGTACCAATTACACTGCCCGAACGTGATGTCAAAACTTTGGAGAAAATTCTTCAAAAATTTGACCTGGCATAACAAATATTTGACTTTTGGTCAAAAATTTGGTATAATAGTATTGTGAAGAGGGACCTAACCTCTAAAAAGTATCGGCGTACGCCACCGGCGATACAGGTGGCACCATAATTTGTGCGGTATCGGTCCGCCGTAACTCAAAACCGAGAGTAAAAGGAGGAAATATGAATAAGAACGATGTCCTTTCCACTATCCTGTCTATGCCCGGTGCCCAGATGTGCCGTGCGAACAAGACCAACTTTGTTGCCATTCCTACTGAGGAAGGCTATGTGAAGGTTACCATTGGTGTCGCCCTCGCAGAAGATACCAAGAACCACAAGGCTTTCAACTTTGAAGCTGCTACCGCGGAGTATAAGGCCCACGAAGCGGAATCCGCTCTGAAAGCTGCCGAGCGTGCAAACAAGCCTGTAAAGGTTAAGGGTCCGAACCCTGAAGCTGAAGCTCGGCGTCAGGAACTGGATACTAAAGTATCCGCGCTTCCTTCCTTCACTGATTACACTGCGACCGACATTATGAATGCTCTAGCTGGTCAGCTGGCTGATAATGTGACCGTAATGGCAGTTGGTTCCAGCGCAATGCGTCTGGTTGAAAAGGGTATTCTCACCATGACCATAGATGAGAAGAAGAAAAAGCACTATACCAAGGCTTAATTTCTCGGGGCGGCGATGCCCCTATTTTTTTTATCCACGGATGTATACAGTATACAATCTTGACTTTTATAAAATTTATATTTTAATTTTATAAAGGAGACAAGAACAATGGAAATACTGGATATATAGGTATTCGCGCTTCAAGCTAGAAGATAACCTCCATAACTTCAGGCCTAATATCAAGCTGAAAACTAACAAAGACCTCCAAGTTCATACTAATTTTTCATGAGGAGCCGTGGCTCCTCTTTTTATTATCCTTACGCGCCGCGAAAAATTTAATTTTAATACTAGTCCCCCTTTTCAGACGCACTTGATATTTTTTCATTTGTGCTTGAAAAGGGTATTAGCGTTTTCCGACGCAAAAGCCGAACTCTACATGCTGTTGGAAGAGCCATTTTTTCGTGAAGTCCCCCCTAACAGACGCAAATGTTATATATATATTAAATGCGTCTGATCCGGGGGATTTTTTGAACGAAACATTACATTGTAATGATTTTTTTGAAACACTCAAATACTTGACAAGCTGCAATTTTATATGGTAAAATAGAAAAAAGGAAAAAATTACTTATTTTTAATAAAATTTTTTACTTGACAAGTGTGAAAATTTGGCGCACACCACCTCTCTATACCTCTCGCGCCCCAATTTTCCCGATTTTCTTACTATTTTATGGCTACACCCCTTCCCACCCAGCACCAAACAGTTATACATATTTTTTATTCTTTCTCTTTTACTGTATTCAATGTATATGGTATTGAAGCGGGTTAACGCCAATTATTTTCTGGAGATGATTTTTATATGG